CGTGCTGCAGCAGTACCTCCCCGGCCCGGCGCGAATCCTCGACCCGTTCGCCGGGGTCGGCGGGATTCACGTCCTGCGCGACCCCGACCGCGGCGGCCACGAGACGTGGGGCGTCGAGCTCGAGCCGGAGTGGGCCCAGCAGTCGCCATTCACCGTCACCGGCGATTCGCGCAACCTGTCCGGCCTGAAGGAGCTCGGACCCTGGGACGCGATCGTGACCTCGCCCGCCTACGGCAATCGGATGGCCGATTCGTACGACGGGCGCGACGGCAGCCGCCGGCACACCTACCGGATCTCGCTCGGGCGCCCGCTGACCGAGGGGAACACCGGCGCTCTGCACTGGCGCAACGACGAGTACCGAATCCTGCACTCCGAGGTCTGGGCCGAATGCGCCGGCCTGGTGCGCCCCGGCGGCCTGGTCATCATCAACGTCTCGAACTTCATCGCTCAGGGCACCGAGCAACACGTCGTCGAGTGGCACCTGCAGTCGTGGCTGCACCTCGGCTTCAAGCTGATCGAGGCCCGCCGGGTCACCACGCCGCGAATGAAGCACGGCGCGAATCACGACGCCCGCGTGGCCGGCGAGATGCTGCTGGTGCTCGAGGCACCGAAGTAGCCATGAGTGACGCGACTGAGCTGCCCGCCGATCCGCGCGACGACGCGCGGCAACTCCTCGCGCGCATGGTTTCCGACATCCGTCAGCAGCTCGCCTCGGCTCCCCCGGCCGAGCGCACGAAGCTGATCGTCAAGTTCCTCCCGATCCTCTCGAAGCAGATCGACGACGAGAAGGTGGACGACGGCCTGACGAAGATGCGCGCCGAGCTCGACGGCTACCGCGACGAGCTCGGCCGCGCTCTCCTCGGCCGGTACGCCGACATGCTGAACGACGAGGAGTACGACGCGCTGGGCGACATCGAGCAGCCCGCGCCGCCCGAGGACGCCACGTGACGACCTCCACCGCCACGTCGTCGCTGCTCCTGCCGGGCATCCGTCGACTGACGATCCTCGACGACCGCGGTCGAATCCGTCGGTTCCGGCCCAACCCCGGGCAGCTGATGTTCCTGCAGTCTGTCGAGGACCAGTTCAAGGACCGCGGCTACGCGCGCAACATCATCTTGAAGGCCCGTCAGATCGGGTTCTCGACGATGATCGGCGCCGTCGGCTACCAGCTCTGCCACCTGTTCGACAACTACTTCGGGCTCGTCATGGCCCACGATCGCGAGACGGGCGGCAACCTCCTCGGCATGGTGAAGCGGTACCGGGCGTACGACCCATTCGCGCCGCTCTACCCGCTGAAGTCGGACAGCAAGGCGACGCTCGAGTGGGAGCACAACAACTCCTGGCTCAACGTCGCGACGGCCGGCAACCGTGAGACGGGCCGCGGCACGACGAAGCGATTCATTCACCAGTCCGAGGCCGCGTTCTACCCTGATCCGAAGCGCACGATCAACGCGCTCAAGAACGCGATCCACCCGGTGCCGTCGACCTTCATGGCGATCGAGTCCACCGCGAATGGCGTCGGCAACGCCTTCCACACCGAGTGGGAGATGGCCGTCGCCGGCGAGACGATGTTCGTGCCGCTGTTCTTCGCGTGGCACCAGCACGAGGTCTACCGGGCCACGGCCATCGGGATCTCCCCGGTCATCGCGTCGTACACCGAGGACGAGCGCGTGCTGCGCCGGCTCGGCATCGACGACGACCAGCTGGCGTGGCGGCGCTGGAAGATTCGCGACCTCGGCGGCGACCTCCTGCAGTTCCACCAGGAGTTCCCCGCAGACCCCGAAGAAGCGTTCTTGTCGACCGGCACGAATGCGTTCCCGGCCGACGCGCTCAAGGCCCACTACGTGCCTGACGCCGGCTACCGCGGGCTCCTGATCGAGGACCACGAGGGCGTGAAGTTCAAGGCCAGCGCCGATGGTCACCTGGTCGTGTTCAAGGCGCCGTCGCGGGACATGGAGTTCGGCGAGTACGTGATTGGCGCCGACCCGACGAACACGACCCGCGGCGACTACGCGGTGGCCCAGGTCGTGAATCGACGCACGCTCGAGCAGGTCGCCGTGATGCGTCTCCGCTGCGATGCGGTCGAGTTCGGCAAGCACCTCTACCGCCTCGGTGAGTACTACAACTTCGCCACCGTCGGGCCCGAGGTCGAAGGCCCCGGCGGGCTGACGATCGGCACCCTGCAGGGGCTCGCCTACCCGAACATCTACATGCGCGCCGAGAAGCTGGACAAGACGCCCGGCAAGCTTACCGGCTCGCAATGGGGCTGGTCGACGTCGTTGCAGACCAAGCACATCGCGGTCGGTTACGGAATCAACGCGCTGACTCAATCGAGCCTGCTGATTCACGACCCGATCACCTACAAGGAGATGAAGAACTACGTCACGTTGCCGAACGGTGGGTACGGCAACGGCGACGGTTCGCCGAACGACGACACGGTGATGGCGCTGCTGATCGCGCTGGCGATCCACTTCACCGACGCTCCCCCGCTCGGCTACGGCCAGCAGACGCACGGCGTCACGACGAACATGCAGCTCGCCGACACCGTGAAGGCGAGCGACTACATGCAGCGGCTCGGGCTCACCGCCGAACAGGCGGCCGCCGTGCCGGGTCTGCAGAACGATCTACAAGACCACTTTCCCGATGACCTTTACGGCGTCATTGAGCAAGTCGAACCCGATGAGGATTACTGAACATGCCCATGTACGGATTCATCTGCCCGAATTGCGGTGCGACTACCGAGGAGTTCGGGCCCATCAAGATCGGGCCGCCGAGCTACGTCGGATGCGATTCATGCACTGAGCCCGGGGAAGCGTTCGTGCAGATGGTGCGCGACTACAAGACCGACGCCCCATTCATCGCGCCGGTCCCCCAGCAGTACTACTCCCCCTCCCTCGGCCGGCTCGTCTCCGACCAGAAGCACGTCACCGAGGCGATGAAGCAGATCACCGAGGACTCGGTTGCTCGCACTGGATACGAGCCGAAGCTCCAGGCGATGCACCACTCCGAGATCCAGCCGGCGCCCGAATCACACCGGGACCCGACCGGTCAGGCGCTCGAGAACGCCATGAAGGCCGCGCACGACGGCGCGGGGAAGCCGAACAAGGGGGCCGCGGCGTGAGTCCCCGGCCGGACCTGTGCCCGATCTGCGAGCAGAAGCCGCGGCATCACGGGCACCACGAGCTCGACCGGTGCAGCACCGATGCGGCCGAAGAGCACCGCGAGCAGGAGTTCGCGAATTGGGTGCACCGCAACAACCGCTGGATGTCGCCGCTCCGGTAGCCATTCAGCGAATCATCCCGTCATCCAGCTAACATCCCGGCATGGCCAGCACCGCGTCCGCCTCTACTCGCACCCAGCAGACGGACGCTCACCTCATCGGCGAGCTCGACACGCTGTTTCAGGACGCGCGCTCTCGCCGCCGGCCGATGGTGTCGCGCTGGCTCCGTAACTACGCCATCGTCAACTCCCGGCCCTGGTCCGCCAGCCGCGCCTCATGGAAGCCGGCGCCCGACGTCCCCGAGATCTTCCCGATCCTGTCGGCCCGGGTCGCGTGGGTGCGGGAGACGACCCCGCAGTTCGACGCGATGCCGGTGTCGGACCCCAATTCGGCGTTCTACGACTTCTACCTCGACTTGGGCAACGACCTGAAGATCACGATGAATAGCTGCTGGGACGAGCAGCGATTCGACCCGGAGCTCGAGCGGATGCTGTGGGACGTCCAGATGTACGGGACGGGGATCTCCAAGACGCTCTGGGACCCCACCGCGGTCGACGGGCTCGGCAACGTCACCATGAAGCGCGTCGACCCGTTCTGCTTCTACCCCGACCCCGACGCCCATTCGCTCGACGACGCGAATTACATGTTCGAAGTCCAGCGAATCAGCATCGCGGAGCTCGACCGCCGGTTCCCCGGGGCGGCCGGCCAGCTCGTCGGCGGCGACGGGACCGAATCACTCCCCGACGATTCGCCGTCGCAGCTCGGCGACCGCGGTCAGGGGTCGGGTGGGCTCGAGCCTCTCGGTCGGTCTGGCAAGAATCCCGCCGGCAACGACACGAATCCGCGCTGGTCGCTCACCACCGAGAAGTCGGCGCCGTTCCGTTCGGCCACCGATCACGTCGTCGTGTACTACGCGTGGCTCCGCGAGACGTCGGACGCCCGGGTGCCCGAGCTCGAGCTGGCCGCCGATCCGACGACGCCCCGCGAGCTTCTCGACGAGGACGAGGAGCGGAACCCGATGACCCGGCCCGACAAGCCGCGCACCGATTCGTGGCGCTGCGTCGTCTACTGCGGCGCCACGGTGCTCCTCGACGAGTTCGCCGACGATCTCTGGTCGCACGGCAAGCACCCCTACGATCGATTCGTCGAGCAGGAGATGGGCGAGTTCTGGGGCCGTTCGATGGTCGACCTGCTCGCCTCGGCTCAGGTCAGCGTCAACCGGCTCCTGGCCGCCATCGAGCACAACATCTGGCTCATGGGCAACCCGATCATGGTCGAGGACAAGCGCTCGGGTATCCCGCGTGCGACGATCACCAACCGCCCCGGCCAGCGCCTCACCACGAACCCCGGGTCCGAAGTGAAGTGGCTCAATCCCCCGGTGATGCAGCCGCAGATGGCCGTCGAGCTCCTCCGCTTCTACATCGGCGAGATGGAACGAATCAGCGGGATCTCCGGCATGGTTCGCGGCGCGACCCCGACCGGCCGGAATGCCAGCTCGGTTCTCGATTCACTTCAGGAGGCGGCATTCGTGCGCGTCCGTCTGATGATTCGGAACCTCGAGACGATGCTGAAGGGCGTCGCCGAAAAGACGGCCAGCCTGATCTGCGAGTTCTACGACACGCCGCGAATCGTGTCGCTTGTCGGCCCGAGCGGCGAGCAGACGGCGCTGGCGATTCGCGGCGAGCACTTCTACACGTCGTCGGACAAGGGCCGGGTCCCGATGCGTTTCCAGATCAGCGTCGAGGCCGGCTCCTCGCTCCCAACGTCGAAGCAGGCTCGCATGGCCGAGGCCGACACGCTGTACGCGATGCAGGCCATCGACCGCGAAGCGGTGCTCGAGGCTCACAACTTCCCGGGCCGCAAGGAGATCGTGAAGCGCCAGGCCGAGAAGGAAGCGGTCGAGGGCCCGATGCAGCCGACGGCGCGGGCCGCGGCCGGCCGCACGAGCTGATTCACTCCACCCGTCCAGCTATCCCGCCATTCGCCCCGTCATCGCGGTACGATCAGCCGGCAATCACCTCTCGACAGGAGCGAATCATGCCTGCATCCCCCACCAGCGCCGCCAAGGGCAACACGAAGATCAAGCCGATCGGCCAGACGTCGGGCAAGCACTTCGGCACCGACGACCGCAAGACCCAGGTCGGCCGGTCGTCCACGCCCACCGGTACCCAGATCCTCGGCAAGTGATCGCTGGGGGTCGGCCGGCGCTCCCCCCGCCGGCCGACCCCTGACGTTCTCGAAAGGACTTCCTGATGGCCGTTGGCTCTCGTTCGACGAACACGATGACGGAAGGCTTGCGCGCCCTCCTCTCGAATCTCTCCGACATGAAGGTGCTGCCCGACGCGGACCTCCAGTTCTTGCTCACCATCGAGCAGCAGATCGTCGCGAAGCTGCGCGAGCCGTACGACCGCCAGCTGCAGGGCGGCGGCGGGCCTTCCGGTCCCCCGCCCGGCATGGGTGGCGGCCCGGGCTCGATGGCCGGCGCGATGACCCAGCAGGGGATGCCGGGTCAGTCGGCCGGTCCGTCGCAGATCCCCGGCGTGATGCAGGCCCGCCAGCAGCCTTCCCCCGACGAGCTCGCCCGTGTTCTCGGACAGGGCATCGGAGGGGGTGGTCCTGCGTGACGGCCCGTAGCCACACGCGGACGTCCCGACGCCAGAAGCGTCGCCAGCTGATTCGCCTCATGCGAAAGGCCGGCGTTTCGAATCAGACGCAATTCCGCGCCCTGAACCCGCGACCTGACCGACCCCCCCCGCGCCCCGCCGCGGACAACTGAGGAGCCCACGATGTCCGACATCCCTGTCGAGCTCACCGACCCGACGGCTGAACTGGCCGAAGCCATGCGCGCCCGCATGGGCATCACCGACGATGGGGGTGAGAATGACGAGGTCGAGGACCAGAAGCTCGAGGACCAGGAGCCGACCGAGAAGGTCGAGGACCCGAATCACGACGACGCGAATCAGCAGGTAGTCGAGGGCTCCGGTGGGGCTGTCCCTCGGATGGGAGCAGATGGGGGGGGCGGAGGTCAGGAGGCGGAG